TACATTCTTGTAAGAAGGAATGATGTCTACACCCTGACTCGCGCTGACTCGTTGGAGCCTTCCGATCTCGTCTACGACGGTTCCGTGAATGACTGGGAACCCATCCTCACTTACGAGTCGGTCCCGCTCACGTCAGGTACCGAGGTGATCTCACTTCGCTGTGAACCGTACGACCTCTTTTTCACCGAACACATGCTGACGTGGAACGGCATAGGTCCCGAAGACGCATAGGTAACGAGTCGTTCGCCATGACTGCAGATCACCAACGAATCGACCCTGGAGGGGAAACTCGGCGTCGCTCGATTTTCCCGCAGACAAGTGAGCGCATGCTGGGTCGTCCGTCCAAGAGAATGTCGGCCAACGACAACGAGTTTCAACAACCAACCGCCGTCCGCGGGGAACTTCCAGTCAGCCCTCACCTCAGCCAGGAACAGGCTTGGCAGCGAAAGATTCATGAAGACCTACAACGTCAGGCCCTTGCTCGGGGAGACGAGTTTTGGCCGCACAACCGAGTCGTATCTGAAATCAGTTGGGCGCCAGAGCCTAGTGCCGGGGGTGAGTACGAAGTCCGGCTGTTTGCCGATGTCTTCATCCGACCACGAAGAATTCCCAGCGACGTAGGAACCGAATGGACGGAGTCCGCGGACCTTGTATCACGAACAGTGCTCCAGCCCGCAGGACGCGTTACTGGAGTCAGATACAGGAGAGACTTCCCAGTCGATCGGTATTTCGACGCACACTACCGGTGGCTCATCTACTGGAGCCCCACTGTCGATTGCGATGTCGTTGTGCGTAGCCCAGTTGACGACAACTCTCTCCCTTTCAGGACGTTAGATGCACGTCTCACCTGGCCGCACTCACCTTCAGGTCCTCTCGGCCTCCCGTTCCTCCTGAAGCGGGGTGCTGAAGATGATCCAGTTGTCATAAAGCGAGGCACACCAATCGCTCTACTACGCGTAACCCCAACGAGAATCGAGAACGCAGACCATGCTGAGTACTAGGTTTACTTCGAGTAAGCCGTCCAAAATCATTCAGTTCTTCCCGGTGGCCCCCGGTGTCCCTACGTATGCCCCAAAGCCGGAGCCTCTGTCCAAGAACATCCCCGCATGGTGGCGAGAACAGGACGTCTACGCGGGCGGCTCGATGAAGATCGAGGGCGGTAAAGGCAATCAAACCATCAAGAAGTGCCCGTCGGTTCTCGACGCACTGAGTACCGGATACCTACTTAAGGTACCCGTCGATATCTCGATTGACACCACCGGAGACCGGATTCGATGGCAGTTGCCCAAGGGCAACGTGTCTTGGAAGGTCGTCAGCCTTCACGACAGGCAGCAAGTATCGGAGTTGCCGTTTGACCGGGCACAATACTGCGAGGACCTCTTCCGCATTCACCCGCTGTGGGGATACCTGACCCCACCCGGCTACAGCGTCATGATCACGCACCCTCCGTACTCAATCGATGTCCCTTGGCAGGTCCTCCCCGCGGTCATGGACACCGATCAGTACGCCCCGGATGGGGCGTACTCGTTGCTCATGCGACGCGGCGTCCAAGGAGTCATCAAGCAAGGCACGCCGTTAGCGGTCGTGGTCCCCTTTGCTCGGGAGGCCTGGAGCAGCGCGATTCATGGAGAGTACGACGCAGACCTAATTGACGGACAGGCTTCTCGGATTAGGTCGGTATTCACAGGCGGATACCGGAGCAACTTCTGGTCGAGAAAGGAGTACCGATGAGCGGGGACGAAGTTCTACACATCGAGACGTACGCGAACAACCAGTACCGCGACATCACGCTACCCCCGCGCCCGGCCTATGAGTCGGTACCTGCCTGGTACCGAGACGCGTACCTGTTCCATACATCGAATGACAGGCGAGACTTAGGGGTCAGCAATAGGAACGGTCGTGACTCCGCCAACCTGAGTTTCAAGCACTGCGCCCCGTTTCTAGACGCCCTGACGACCGGTTATCACTACGTCACTCCTATAGACATTGATGTTGCCGTGGACGACGACGGACCGCACATCTCTTGGCAGGACCCCATCGTCCGCCCCATTGAAACCCGGGGCTACATCGAGGTTCCAGTACCTGCTGGCTGCTGGCCCACCCACTACATCTGGGACATGCGCTGGGCCTTCAAAACACCTCCGGGGTATTCGAGTCTGATAACGCACCCACTCAACCGGTATGACCTTCCGTTCATCACCTACAGCGGAGTCCAAGACACTGACCAATGGTGGGCTCCCAACGCCATCACATTCTTTCTGCGCAAGGACTTTGAGGGGACAATCCCCTCAGGTACCCCTATGTTCACAGTGCTCCCGTTTAAACGGGAAGACTGGAAGTTGGAAACCAACCATGCGTTGGCTGAGAGCGGGGCCATGCTCCTAGAGAAGAAGAGGACCAAGATCTACGGCTACTACAAGGAGAACGTGTGGAACAGCAAAAAGTACCGCTGACCGGACGACGGTCCCTGCTGCCCACGCGGACAAGCAAACCGTTCAAGCACTTCACTAGAGACCTGGATCTTAATACGCAGTTCCTCAGTGATTTTCTACTCGCCAAGTACCGACTCCTTGAGGCCCAGGACAGTGAAGTCGCTCTTGGGCGTCCAACCCCGGGAGCCGAATCCGGAAAGCGCCTGTGGGAAGACTCAGGGTCCCTTTCCACGGTTGCCTGGCGAGACTACAACGTGTTCCAGTTCCATGAATCAAACGTATATGACCTGCTGTTGGCTATCGGAGAGATGACGCGTGAGGCGTGCGACTACTACGAGTTGAACTTCCGATCTCAGCGGTTCATGGTCCAGGGTTGGTTCAACGTCAATTACGCACATTCCGGAAAGTTGGACTGGCACATACACTCACCACTGGGGGCGCCGCAGTTTCACGGGTACTACGCGGTGACCGCCGAGCCTTCCCAGACTCACTACAACATTGACGGAGATATCGTCGTAGTGGAAAACAGAAACAACCGAGCAATCCTCGGAGAGAGCAAGTGGCCGCACGCCATGGGCGACTGGTCGTGGGGAGGCCCCCGCATAACGGTCGCATATGACGTGTCGCCGCTCAGAGCCTTGGACAAACAGAATGAGCAGCACTACGTCCCCCTCCCCTGAGGACAAACCGGTAGGTCTGGTGCGCTTTGGGGCTATCGATCAGTGGTACTTCGATAACGCACCACATCCCGCAGCCGCCGCCACCATGGCACCCAACTGGCTGAGGGAAACCGCTGTCTATGGAACAGAGGGCCGAGGATCTGCCCCAACTGTGAAGCGCTGCTCCCCTACGCGAGATTCGTTGATGTCTGGCTACATCCTGAGGCTGCCTGTAGACGTGAACTTTCGTAGAGCGTCTGGCGGTCGCGTATTTGTTACATCCGCGCCCCGGCGGGTACTCAGCGCGGTTGGGACTTTCGACAGGGAGCAGTTGGGTAGGTACCCAGTGCCGCCCGGCTTCGACACGAACTGTGCGTACAAGTGGATTAACCCCTGGACTATCCACACCCCAAGGGGGGTTAGCGTGCTGATCACGCACCCAGAAGGCTTTGGTGTGGACATGTTCCGTACTTTCAGCGCCATTGTCGATTCCGACTCCTGGCGGTCCCCAACCAACATAGCGTTTCTGTTGCGGGAGACCTTCGATGGGACTATTGCCTCTGGAACCCCCATCGCGCGTGTCGTTCCGTTCTTACGACAGTCTTGGACGTCCGAGGTGTTTGTTGAGGATCAGGAAGAGTTGCTGATCCGAGACCAGGTGTTTAAAACAGAGTGGGAGCAGGGGTACCAGCACCAGCACCGCCAACAGAAGGTGTTCCGTTGAGTGCGTCTGGGCGACACCAGATCTTCCCCGGAGTTGCCGAGTATGAGATTCCTACGAGTCTCGTTGAGGACCTGTTGGGTATGGCGCACCTCGCAGCAGAGCCCAAGGGAATCGCGAGCCAAGCCGTCAATCTGTCCGCAGCACCACCAGAAAGGGCAGACGTTCTGGACGCCTACGACGAGTACCTAACCACACTGTCGCGGGACTACGGAGACTTCGCTGGATGCCGCCTTACACAACGCGAGGAGTTGCTCCTTGTGCGCGGGTCCTCTGGAAGCGTCATCTTGGAACATTACGACCAGAAGTGGGATCGCTACCGCATTGCGTCGTCCGTCTCGTATCTCAATCCGGGGTCCTACGAAGGGGGGTCTCTCTTCTTTCCTAGGCTCAGTATTGAATACCGACCCACAGCACCCAGCACCGTGTTCTTTCCGTCAACTATCCCGTACCTACACAAGACCTCCTCCGTTAAGTCTGGCCTGAGGGTCACAGTTAGGACGTTCTGGAACGATCTTCCCCCTGAGGAAGAGCACCCTCGCGTGCGACACTGGTGGGCGGAATAGGAGGCCTCGCATGCGCGGATCACACGGCTTGGGCCGGTTCGACGCCGAGTTTGAGGTCAAGTCCATTCGACGTGGCATTTCCCGTGACCTGCAGAGGCCTGTGGGCCAACAGGTCGACTGGTACATCTACGACCTGGAAGAGTCTGGGACGGACCCGGTCTACGACGTGGGCTCCCCGTCGGTGGGTCGCGTTTGGAGGAAGCCTTTCCGGGTTCCCGTCGTGAACGCCGAGATCTACCAGGCGAACCTATTCCAGAACGATCGCGGCTTCTACACGGTCGACACCCTGCGCATTGTGATCAACTTCGACGATATGGTCCGGATCATTCCCAGCCTTGAGACGCACCCTGACGAGCACCTGGTCGACCGCATCGGGTACCGGGACTCGATCTTCACCCCCAACCGAATCTTCCCGAGAGGGCAGATCGGCTTCGAGTACATGGGAGTTCTAGTGGAGTCCACTCAGGTCAAGCCCGAGGAGATGGTCAACGACACTATGGGGGTTCCGGACCCCGAGGGCTGGGACGCAGGGCCCGTGAATCAGCCTCCGGGTACCGAGACCATCTACGACGGCGGCGTCGTTTCGTACCCCTGATATCACAGCGAAGTTAGCCCTGACGCGGCTGACTCCTGTTCGTACCGTGGACTTGACGCGGTCCATGCGGGGCCGATAAACGTCACCCTGCTGCGGTAGTGCTGGAGTCTGCTATGGCCTGGAAGCCTTGGTACGAGCGTGTAGCCGATTTCGACTCGTCGCAAGAGCGAGTTGAATTCCTCAAGGGTGTCTTCGGACCCGCCAAGACCACCAGCGGACCAGCAACCGCAGCCGCCACCATCACTGCCTTCCTGGCCGGATGGGGAATAGTCTCGGCGGCCACGCGGGGGAAGAAGCAGCGTTGATCGACAAGGCCCTGGACGCTGTGGAGTCTGCGGCCTCTAATGCCTCCCCGCGACTGACGGCTCTACTCCAGTACAACGCGGCACAGGCAGCGTGGCCCGCGGACGCTGTGGCGTCCCTACTGGTGACCGCTGATGGCACCGAAATGGACGTCGTCGGCAGCGAGTCGGCCGTGGCCGCTGAGTACGGCGGCATGGAAGACCGACCATCACCGGCGGTACGGCAGTTCAAGAACCGTCGCCAGGTCATCGACGCGGAAATCGTCAGTGCTATCCACGATTCGGTAGGTGACTTCCTGTGACCTTCATTATCAGCGAGGACGAGGCCCTACGGGACCGACTGACAGGTATGACCGTCTCCGACTCCAAGAACCCTATTCGTCCGGTCGGGGTGTGGTTCGGGCAACCAGACCCTGAGATCCGGGCGCAGTCCTTCCCTTTCGTCACCGTCGACCTCATCGATATGTCCGAGGCCACCGAACGCGTGATGTCTGGTAAGTCCGCTCCGTGGTACCTCAAGCCCGACGACCTGTCTGCAGACGAGGGATGGGACACCTGGTACCCAACGCCCATCAACCTCGACTACCAGGTGACCACCTTCGCCCGACAGCCACGTCACGACAGGCAGATCCTGGAGCAGATGCTGGGCGGCCGTCTTCCTGTGAGGTTCGGGTTCCTGGAGGTCACCGAGCGGATCGTGAACAACGTGCCGAACACCACGGTGCGGCGTCTGGACCTGCTCAATGTCGTCAAGAGGGACACAACCGAAGCCGGAAAGCGGATGTTCATGAACGCCTTCACGGTACGGGTCTCGTCTGAGATCGCGTCTCCGTTCGATCTCGATGTGTACCAGCGCGTCCGGGAAGTCAACGTCACCGGACCCCAAAGCCCAACACCAGATGGACCAACACCGATCCGCTACGAGCACATCAGAGCATCGGTGACCGCACTAGCCGGAACCCCATGACCAAAGGATAAGGAGAAGTTATGTCTCGACCCGGAGTCTCCATCACGGAGACGACCCTTGCGGTTCCGGTGGCAACGGAGTCCCCTGCTGCAGCCACCGGCGCCATGCTCGCCATCTTGCCGTCTGGCCCCACGGCACCGACTGCGGTGACGTCGTGGTACCAGTTCTCGAAGGTCTTCGGTCCCCTGAACCGTTCCTTCCCGGCAACGTTTGCAGCCAACATGTTTTTCCGTGCTGGCGGTCGCGAACTGTTCGTCAACCGACTGATCCGCTCCGACGCCACAACCGCATCGGCCGCGATCCTCGGTGACGGCAGCGACGCCGGCAACACTGCTAATGAGGTCTACCTCAACTTCACGGCCAAGTCGTCCGGATCCTACGGAAACAGCCTGCGGGTCCGCGTCACGATCAACCCGCGCGGACTGTACGACGTCGCGGTTCTTCAGGAGGCCGGTGTCGCCAACGACATCACCGACGATGTCCTTCTGGAGACGTTCACCAACCTTCCCGTCGGCACCCACGGCAACACCGAGGTCACCGACATCATCAACGTCCGCTCTCAGTTCATCAACGTCGCCTGGGGTTCCGACACCACCGTGGTACTCCCGGCCAACCTGCCGACCCTGACGCTCTCGGGCGGCGGCGACGGCACGACCGGTACGTATTCTTACTCGACCGCTCTGAACCGCCTCAAGGAGACCGAGCGTTCCTTCGTAGTCTTCTGCCCCGGTGTCACCGACTCCAACACCATCGAGAGCCTGGTCGAGTTCGCTCAGGACACCAAGTCCTTCGTGGTGGCCGATACAGCACCCAGTTTGACCGCCGCGCAGGCCGTTACCTACGCGGACTCCCTGGTCAACAGTGACCGTCTGGGCGTCTACTACCCACAGGTCTGGATTGCGGACACCACATCCGCGTCGCAGAACTCCATCCTCAAGGTCTCGCCGTCCGGTGCGGTGGCCGGTGTCATTCTTGGCACCGATGCCACACAGGGAGTCTTCCGGGCGCCCGCAGGGATCCAGGCCACCATCCCCGGTGTTGTGGCCTTGGAGAAGAGCCTCTCCAACGAGGAGTTGGACGCACTTAACAACGATCTCAATCCGGTCAATGCCCTTCGGGTGATGCCCGGTGCCGGTCCCGTGGTTATGGGCGCGAGGACGATGGACCAGAGCCGGTCCACGCGGTACATCAACATCCGCCGCACAGTGGACTTCCTCAGTAAAGAGATGGAAGCCGCTTTGGCATTCGCCATCTTCCGCAACAACACCCCGGACCTTTGGCGCGAGATCTCGACGGTCCTGGACAACTTCCTCCGTGGGTTCTTCACCGATGGCGGACTGCGCGGCAACTCTCCGTCGGAGGCCTACTTCATCAAGGTCGACGCCGAGAACAACAACGCCACCGATATCGCCAGCGGTGTCGTCAACGTCGAGGTCGGGGTCGCTCTGCAGTACCCGGCTGAGTTCATCAAGATCAAGTTGACCCAGCGAACGATCGCCTGAAAGGAATAGGTAACCATGGCAGCATCAACGTACGAGCGCGGTCGTCTCGCCACTGATCCGATCCGCAACTTTCGGTTCCTCGCCACGTTCTTCCCGCTAGGGACCGAAAAGACCGGGCAAATGCAGCCCGACCCCAAGATCGGGTTCACATCCGTGTCCGGACTTAACATCTCCACCGAGTCGATTCCGTACCGCGAGGGTCATCACAACACCACGGTTCGGCAGATCCCGGGCCAGACCACGTTTTCTCCGATCACCTTCCAGCGCGGTGTCGTTCTGGGAAGCAAGCAGAACTGGCAGTGGATGGAAATGCTCTTCCGGGTAAACGACAACAGCGCCCAGGGAGCACTCAGTGCCAAGACGTCGTTCCGGTTCAACGTGCAGATCGATGTCCTGGCGCACCCCGTTCGGTACGCGTCCAAGACTCAGGGCTACCAAGCCGGTTCCGCCGTCAATGCCAACGACGCGTCTGTAACCGACGAGAAGGTCGCTATGCGTTTCACGATCTTCAACGCGTGGCCCACTTCTGTGGCGTACTCGGATCTGAACGCCGGTGACAACGCTCTCATCGTGGAGCAGTTGACGGTCGTGCATGAGGGATTCGATGTCGCCTGGGCACGCGTCTCCGAGGACGGCGGGTTCACGCCCGTAGGAAACTAGGTAAGGAACTAGATCGATGGCGGTCAGTGGTCGTGCAGGTGGTTCTGGAGCGTTCCGCTCCACGACCACTGACCCCATCGGCAACTACCGGTTCCTGGTGCACTTTTACCCTCAGCAGCCGGACCGCACGACGACGCCCTGGTTGAAGCCTGTCGGGATGATGGGTTTCACCAGCGTCAGCGGTCTGTCGTTTAACGTAAATGTCGTCTCTATCCGCGAGGGCGGTTACAACACGACACTGCACCAGGTGCCGACCCAGGTCGACTTCTCTGCGATCCAACTGGACCGGGGAGTGCTGATCGGAAGTCGTCAGAACTGGGACTGGATGCGGATGCTACTCAGAGTTGTCCAGGGTCGCGGTTCGGGAAACAAAGTTCTCTTCCGGTCCGACGTACACATCTCCGTACTACAAACACCCGTACCCTACGGCGGCGGCGGGTTCCGGGCGGAATCCAGTAGCGCTGAGGCCGCGTACGACGACAAGGTCGTCATGCGGTTTCGTCTGTACAACGCCTGGCCCTCCAGCGTCGTCTACTCAGACCTGAATGCAGGCGACAACGCACTCATGGTCGAGCGCATGACCCTTGTGCATGAGGGCCTCGACGTGGAATGGGGCAGCGTCACCGAGCGCGGCCTAGTCCTATCAGCACCCAATTTTGGAAACCCGTAACAACAATCATTTGGAGAAACAGTGCCGACCATCAAAGCCGATGAGAACCCTGACCTCGTCAACGAAATGATCCAGTCCGTTCTCGCGGAGCCCGTTGACGACGAGATCGAGGACCAGAACGACGAGATCGTAGTTCCCCCGGAAACTGTGTTCGAACTTCCCGCTGGACTCAGTATTCCCGGCTCACCGCTTCAGACTGAGATCGAGGTTCGAGAACTCACGGGACGCGACGAGCAGATCATCTCCCGAGCCAAAACCCCAAGCGCTATCTCCGAGGCCATCCTCTTACGCGGGATCGTCCGTGTGGGCGACACCGAGAGCAGCAAAGAACTCCTCAACGCGATGCTCTCTGGGGATCGCGACTTTGCACTCCTGAAGGTCTTCTCCGTCACCTTCGGATCAGAGATCGGACTCACGCGGTACTGCCCCGGCTGCGAATCCGAAGTGGACATCACCATCGACGTAGACAACGACGTCCCCGTCAAGAAGTTGGACGACCCATCTGAGGTCTACTTCGAGGTCAAGGGCAAGGCTGGAGTCATCCGGGCAACCCTTCCCACGGGCGTCACACAAAAGGCGCTGCAGGAAGCCGGGAACAAGACGTACGCCGAACTGTCGACGATTCTCCTGGCCAACACGGTTATTGAAGTCAATGGACGACCTGTGCTGGGTGAGGCCGACGTACTGGCGCTGTCCATCAAGGACCGTCGCACGGTGGCTGAGGAGATCGCCAAGAGAACTCCTGGCCCGCGACTTCAAGATGTCGTCAAGAACTGTCCGGAGTGTGAGACCGAACTGGAGGTTCCGCTGTCGCTAGCGGCCCTGTTTCAGTTCTAGCAGCGAGTCGAGGGCCAAGAAGTACAGAGAGTTGCACACCGTCATCACGGCGCTGTCGAAACTCTACCCGGGTTGGACGAGGAACGAGATCCTCGATTTGACTCCGAGAGAGAGATTCAACGCCATCACGTCAGCAGTCCCCAGAAGGGAGGGGTGAGGAATGGGACTACGGGAGTCACTAGGTGATGTCTCTGCAGACCTTGCCAAGATCCTCAACCAACTCAAGGACATCCAGAAGGTCCAGAAGGAGATTGACAAAGGCGCGACGGCGTATTCCAAGGCGGTCGGGGCAGTATCTGGAGGCCCCGGTAAAGGTGGGCGATCCGCCAACGGCACGCCGACCCCCACGTTCAGCACACCTCCCCCGAGCCCTGGTTCCCAACTGGGCGGAGTCACCTCTTCCGCAACCGGAGGAGGCCCGCCTGGTGCTGGAATGTCCAAATACACCGCGCAGTACTCCGAGTCGAGCGGCGGGTCGGGCCTGCCCGGATGGGCCCGGGCGGCGGCACTAACAGGTGCGGCGGCTGCAACGTTCGCCTACAACGTCACCCCCGGGGTCGAGGACGCGTACGTCGCACAGCGATTGAAGTTCCGGGCTTCATTCCTCGGCCCTAACGGCTACAACCAGAACTACTACAAGGACTCCAAGGCGCTGTTCGGGAACATGCAGACGGATCCCTTCGGGATGATGACCGCCGCCAACATCTTCACGATGACCGGTCAGGGCCAGGGAACTGGAAACTTCAGCCGTGTCATGCGCGAGACCGCCGTGACGTCTGCGATCTTCGGCCAAGACAACGCCACCGCAGCGGTGGCTCAAGCCAGCATGAACTCCGGAAGCATCGCAAGCCGGATGGCCAAGTACAACATCTACGTCTCAGACTTCCAGACGGGCAACGCCCGAGGTCTGGGTGCCCTTGTTGATCAGATTTGGTCCAGGCACTACGGCAGTTCCAACCGTGCCATTCCCTACGAGAGCGTCGCGGCCAGTATCCGCGGTGGCTGGCTCGGGGTATTCATTAACAAGAACTTCGGTGACGTTCCCGAACTGCGGGAGCAGATCACCCAAGCACTTCTGATGAAGGCCCAGCAGAACGGCGATCGCCTGGACTACTCAGACCTCGGCAACTACGGTGGCGGGGCTGCCAAGATGCCGATGGCCCCCGGTACTCGCAGCGCCATGGGAGCGGCTACCGGGGCGGGCCTCACACCGGAGAACGACCCCGGACTCACCAATATGGCCCTACAGAGCAGCCGGGGCAACGCCATTGATGCGTCAACCGAAGATCTCCTTGAAGGCTACCGCTCTATGGCCTATACGGCCGTCAGGATGAACGACGTCATCACATCAGTCGTTGACAGCGGAAACATGTTCATCGACTTCATGATGAACCTCAAGGGAGCGTTTCAGACCCTCAGCAGCCTAGGAGAACTGTCACCGATCATGGGCTTCCTCTCAGGAGGCGTGTTCGGTGGACTCAAGTCACTCCTAGGCTTCTCCGCGGGCGGAGACATATCTGCCGCGGTCGGTACCAGTACCTCAGACAGCATCCCGGCCATGCTGTCGCGAGGTGAGTACGTCATCAACGCGCGGGCGGCGCAGGCGATCGGCGTCGATCGACTGAACGCGCTCAACTCAGTAGGTCACAACTTCGGGTCAGGCTTCGCAAGCCCAACCCGGCACTTCGCAGGAGGTGGCCTTGCCGGACAGGCCACCCTGGACGGATGGACCGCCGTGGACTACGGCGACACCAGCCTCAAGAAGTACTCAGTTCCTGGCGCTCCTGGTATCGAAACTGGAGGACTCTCCCTCAGGGAAGCCGACGGAATAGGCCAGTACCTTGCTGATCTCGCTGCCGCCTGGCAGGCACACCCCGCGCTAGGAGGGGGCCGCTCAGACCTCAACAAGGGATGGTCGGGCGGGCACTCACTCCGTGAAAGTCCCCTAGGTGGCATCAGTAACCACTCAGCCGGAGTTGCTATTGACCTCCGAGCAGATCTGTACCCGCTTGGGACTACCAACATGACGAAGGAGGAACTCAGCGCAGTCAACTCCCTCCTCCAGCGGTTCTCAAAATTGGAGTGGGGCGGCGAGTGGTCCGGGGGCGCTGCCGACCAAATGCACTTCGAGATCCGTGATCCAAAGACATGGGGCGTTGGCGGGCACACCCCAGGGGAAAGCGGTCCGGGGCCGTCGTCGACGCCGGTTGCTGAAACTCCAGAAGGCACGATGCGGTCCAACGGATCGGCGGGAATTCTGACACTTCTCGGGGGGCTGCGGGGAGGACGCGCGACAGTCAATGGATTCTCTTCCTTCAGCGGAGGCGCTTCTGGCCTAGGAGTCGGTCGTGGCGGATTCTCTTGGTTTGGTCTCAAGGCCGCCAGCATCATGGGCGCCGTTGCTGGTGTCTCCTCCAGTCAAGTTGGCGACAAAGAGGAATCAACAGGGAACTCTTCCAGCAACTCAACCACGTCGCACTCAAGCCCTGGATCTGGAGCCGGAGACAAGTGGCTCTACGACTTCCTGGTCGCGAAGGGGCTGCGGGGAGACCAACTGAAGACCGTGTGGACCATCGGGCGACGCGAGTCGGGAGGCACCCCAAACCTGATTGCGGCCATGTCCCGAGGACGTTTCGAGTACCCAAAGATCCCTGACGATATGAATCTAGGCTCGGAGTACTGGCGGGGAGGGTACTACGACGTCGGGCTGTTCCAGATCAACAGCCAACATCTTGCAAAGGTCAGAGCGCAATTCAACGGTGACATGAGCACCATGGTCGACCCGGACAACAACTTCGAGATGCTGAGGAACTTCAGTAACAACTTCACCAAATGGACCGACTGGGGAATCACCGGAACGACAAGCCGAGGATTCTCT